CTTGCACGCGCTACCGCTGAAAAGCTGCAAGACATGCGTATGGCCGTTGACCAGACCACTGAGTACATGAAGCTGCAAGCCTTCAAAGGTGTCTTCAAGACCCCGGACGGTAAAGTTGTTGCTGATATGTTCACCAAGTTCGGTGTCACTCAGAAACAGATTGACTTTGCTCTGGGCACCACCACCACCAACGTCACCAACAAGATTCAAGAACTGAAGCGTTACATCGGTAAGAACGTCAAAGCTGGTGGCGCTATCTCCGGTGTTGAAGTGCTAGTTGATCCTGCTTTCTACGACAAGCTGATTTCCCACCCGGATATCAAGGAAGCGTACAAGTATTACACCAACAACGGTAGCCAAGTGCTGCGTGATGATCTGAGCCAGTACATGCAGTGGGGCGTAATGGATGTATTCGAGCACCGTGGTGTTCGCTTCATCTCCTACGATGCCACCTTCAACCTGCCGAATGGCACCACTGAAGAAGCCATTGCTGCTAACTCCGGTCATGCTTACGCGCTGGGTGTTCGTGATCTGTTCCGTGGCTATGCTGGTCCTTCGAGCAAGATGTCGGAAGCTAATCAGCCGGGTCGTGAAATCTTCCTGCGCACTTACGCTGATCCGAAGGATGAGTACGTTGAGTTTGAAGCCGAACTCGCTCCGCTGTATTTTTGCACCAAGCCTGCATCGCTGGTAAAACTGACCACCAACTAATATTGGTGTTCTTAAGAGGGGAGGGAGCTTCGGCCCCCCTCCTTTTCCTTTAAGGAGAATGTATGCCTTTCCCCCTCGATCCTGTAAACGATCCAATCTCTCGTATCCGCCTACTGATTGGTGATACAGATGAAAGTTGGCCTTTCTTGGAAGATGCAACATACTCCTATCTTCTTAGTAAGTTCAACAACAATGAGAAAGCTTCAGCTAAAGAAGCTTCTATTTATATTCTCGCATCTCTAACTAAATATGCTCGTGAGCGTACAGGACAGATAGAGGTGTATGGTAGTGATTACTTTAAGAACTACAAAGATTTCCTTGAACTCTTTCTTAAGAACCCCAATGCTGGGTTGTTCAATCCGATGCCTTATGCTGGTGGGATTAGTAAGAAAGATATGTATTTGAATGATAGTGTTGCAGATAATATTCGCCCTAAAATCTACTCTGGATTTACAGAGGGTGCACACATCTACAACCAAGATTGTAATAAAGAAGATTATGATGAGGGGCAGCAATGCGCAGACCCCCTCTAAAATCAGTTGGTCGGACCACTCTTAGTGTTACACGAAAGCAAGCTGGTACAGGTAGCTATGTAAACGGTGAGTGGGTAACAAGCGCAGTAACCACTAGTGTACCAGTTGTTGCTAACGTGCAACCTGCCCTTCCTGCACAACTTCTTATCTTTCCCGAAGCAGACCGCTCTAAGAAAGCCATTACACTTTGGTCTTACGATGAAGTGAGAGAGTTAAAAGAGGGTCAGTGGGAAGCTGATACATTTGTGTGGGACGGTGACCAATACGAGATTGTAAAGGTTGAGCGTTGGTCAATGGGTGTTCTTGACCACTATGAAGCTGTTGCCTTCCGTAAACTTCTTACTCCCAACTGAGGGCTTTGCTTATGAGCGTTGTATGCGATAAGAAAGCTTGGGATGTATTAAAGAAAAAGCTGGCTATAGGAAATGACTTGGAACTTCGTGTCGGCTTCTTTGAGAACGCCCGATATGGCCCTGAGAACGATAACCTGCAAGTTGCACAAGTAGCTAAGTGGAACGAGGAAGGTACAACCACAAACCCAACTCGCCCCTTCATGCGTCACCTTGTAAGTAGTTTAGATGGTGTCTATACAAGCACTTTTGCAGCATCTATACAGAGCATTTTGACAGGCAGGAGTAGCTTCTCCAAAGAGTATAAGAAGCTCGGTCCTCTGCTTGTTGAGGACATGCAGGAAGTGATTGTAGAGTGGAGTACACCACCTAACAGCCCAACCACTGTTGCTAAGAAAGGATTTAACAATCCTCTTGTTGATACAGGGTTAATGCACGACTCTGTAGAGTTTAGAGTGAAAGGGGAGAGCAAATGATATACCAAGACTTAAGGGTGTCTCTTAGGAAAGCTGCATATACATGCCTTTCTGAGTTCTTCCTAGATGAGGCATCTGCCCCAATTATCTTCTCGCACTTGAACGGTCCTGAACCTACTTCAAGCTATGTGATTATTAACATTCTCTCTGCTACACAGAAAGGGAGAAGTTATGTGTCAACACTCACTAATGAATTGGGTGAACTTGCATACATTGCAGACTACGAGCTTAGTGTTCAGTTTGCGTTTTGTGGCAACTTATCTGGCGAGATGGCTAATAGCTTTAGTCACAAGCTTGGTGGTAATCCTGTTGTTAGGGAATCTTTAGCTCGGAACAACTTAGGCTACCTGCGTAAAAGCTCAATACGTCGCTCTCCTCAGCGAAGGGAAACGGAGTGGGTTGAGTACAATAATATGGATGTAACTTTCTCTTACACAGTCAGTTCCCTACAGCTTGTGGATGTTATCGAACACGTTTTGTTGAAAGATAACACCACAGGGGATGAGCAAATCATCCCACCATTACCATAACTTTATAAAGGAACACTTCGTATATGGCTAGTCCGCTTAACGAAATCGTAGAGGTAATCCTCTATCGCGGCTCGACCCCAATTGAAACCGCATCTTTCAGCATTCCGCTGATTATCTCCACTCACACTAAGTTCCCAGAGCGCACCCGTCAATACTCCAGTATGGACTCTGTTGCTGAAGACTTCGATGTTGCTGATCCAGCTTACCAAGTTGCACAAGCTCTGTATGGTCAGACTGGTGTGTTGGGTGCACCCATCTCCACCCTAATCATTGGTCGTCGTCAGATTGATGAAGCCGTTGTTGGTGTTGTTGGTACTGTTGCAAGCGGTAATGTGTATAGTATTACGGTAAACAGCAAGACCTATTCCTACACTGCTGGCGGTGTTGACACTGCATCCAGTGTTGCTTCTGGTATTGCAGCAGCTTATGCACTTGCCCCTGTAGCTGGTATTAACCTTGTTGTAGGTACGGACGTAGCCACTGTTGAGGTTGGTCCCGCCGTGCTTGGTACTGGTTGGGCACTGAGCAGTTCTGTCAATCTTGAAGTAGTCTCCACTGTTTCTCTTGAAACTTGGACTGACGCCTATGATGCAGTGAAGGCTGACAACAGCACTTTCTACGCTGTATTCATCGACACTCACGATGCTGCTGTAGTTGAAGAAGTGTCTGATGCTGTAGCAACTGATCGTCGTGTCTTTGGTACAGCTACTCAAGATGCTGCTGTTATCGACAGTGCCAGCATTACAGACATTGCCTATGTTCTGTCTAATAAGAATGCCGCACGCACTTACGGTGTTTACTCGGCAACTGCTGACGAGGACTTCCCTGAAGCTGCATGGGCAGGTAGTCAACTTGCTGTGACTCCGGGTAGTAACGACTGGGATTATAAGCGTGCGAATAATATCACTCGCTCTAACCTCACTGCAAATCAGATCAACGTACTGCGTGACAAGAACACCAACTTCTTCACCCGCGTAGCAGGTGTTGATGTATTCCGTGACGGTAACATGTTCAACGGTGGTGCCATTGACCTTATCATCGCAGAAGATTGGCTGGTTGCTCGTCTGCAAGAGGGTGTTTACTTCCGCCTGATTAACAGCCTGAAAATCCCGATGACTAACATTGGCCTCACCATTATTGAGAACGAGATTCGCGCTGTTCTTTCTCAAGCTGAGGCTAATGGCATGATTGATCGTGGCTGGACTGTAACTACACCGGACGTACTGGCTATTCCAGAAAACCTCCGCGCTCAACGTATCGCTGGTGCATTCCGGTTTGACGCTCGCCTGCAAGGTTCTGTCCGTCAGGTTAAGAGCATCACTGGTTACCTCACTGTCTAAACAGGATAATTTCACATGGCACAAGATACAAACCTTGGCTCCTACTCGCCCGAAGAAGTTGCAATTGTTATCAGTAAAGGTAGCTTCGTACATGCGATTAGTGGTCTTGCAGACGGTACTTTCATTAACGTCAGTCGCATGGCACCTGCATCGGAACTCTACGTCGGTAGTGACCTGAGTGCTGGTCGCGTTAAGCGTCGTAACCGTGCTGCTAACATCTCTGTCACTCTGCACCAGTGGAGTCCTTCTAACAACGTGCTGCAAGCTCTGCAACGTGCTGATGAAGAAGACAGTGGTAACGAGTGGGTCTTTGCAATCACTATCAAAGATAACAGCGGTACTACCAAGTTCTCCGCTGCACAAGCATTCGTAGCCACCATCCCAGACACCAGTATGAGTAGCACTGCTGAAACCCGTGAGTGGGTGATTCAAGCTGTTAACCTGTCTTCGGGTGTTGGCGGTAACACTCAAATGGACGCTGCTACTGTTGCAGCACTTGGCGTCTTGGGTGAAGAAGTTCCTGAGCGTTGGCGCCAGTCGTAAGTTCTTCTTAACGGGGGCGCTTGTCGCCCCTCTCTAACAAGGAGAATTTATGGCACTAGCAACTTATGTTCCAGAGGAAGTCACATGCGTTGTAGCAGGACTTCTTACACTAGATGGGTATGTAGATGGTACGTTTGTTACTGTCGATAAAGACGTAGCACCCTATACAACTATCAGAACACCAGACGGTACAGTGGCTCGTATTCAGAATGGTGATAGCACTTATAGTATCACTTTTACTTTATACAGTGGTAGTACATCTAATGATGCACTCACTAAGCTATGGCAACTGGATGAATTAACGAACATGGGTAAGTTTCCTGTGTTCATCAAGGATAACAGCGGCAGCGACTTGTTCTTC